AATCCAATACTTGAACCAGTTGCAAGACTCGGTTCCGTCGTCAGCCAATCTGAGTTATTATCTGTCCTACACCACGGACAAGTTCATCCAGCGCCGCTTGATTGAAGTCTGCCGAAACTCAATCGAACGGGTGTATGAGTATGACGGAGACCCAGCCACCCTCGTAGATGAAATCGAGAGGGAGATCCTGTCCGTCCGCCTCCGCCGCGGCCAACGGGTGGACATCAAGCAATACGTCCAAGACGCGATCAGCCTGATGGAACAGAAGCTGGCCAGCAACGGAGCGATCCTCGGAGTCTCCACTGGATTCGCAGACTTGGATTACTACACCGATGGGCTCTGCCCGTCAGAGTTGATCGTGCCGGCGGCCTACCCTGGAGCCGGCAAGACATCGCTGAGCATGAACTTCGTAGAGCATGCTGTGATCAGCAGCGGGGTGGCCGCAGCGGTGTTCTCCCAGGAAATGACTTGCCGCCAATTGGTGATGCGGATGCTCGGCTCTAACGCCCGGGTGAACATGAAACAGATCGGGCGCGGCGAAATGTTTCCAGAGGACTTCCCGCGGTTGATCGCAGCCGCAGGGAAGCTTTCCCACTCAAAGCTTCACATCATTGACGACGCCCAAAGCATCCAACAGATCACCGCCGAAGCGCGGAGGCTCAAACAGCGATACGACATCAAGTTGATTGTGGTTGACTACCTCCAACTCGTCACCGGCGGCGGCAGCGGCAAAGACGGGAACCGCGAGCAAGAGGTGAACGGGGCCGCTTCCGGACTGAAGCGGTTAGCCAAGGAGTTGGACATTCCAGTCGTGGCTCCGTCGCAGCTGACCGACGATGGGAAGCTTCGCGAGAGCCGAGCGATTGGCCAGCACGCAGATCTTATTCTGAAAATGGCGGCCCAGACCAAAGAGGGCGAGGACTACCCAAATGGCGAGCCGGTGGACGTCTTCATCGAAAAGAACCGGAACGGCCCTAGCAAGGTCACGGTTCATCTCACTTTCCTAAAGCAGTACACCCGGTTCGAGAGCGCAGCGAAATTAAATACCTACGACGAACCATAACCAAAAAGAAAAATGAACCTAGCAATCATCAAAGGAAACCTCACGCGCGACCCCGAGCTGCGCTACACTCCAAACGGAAAAGCGATTGCCTCCTTCGGCGTCGCAGTCAACGAAGTTTGGAAAACCGAAGCCGGCGAGAAGATGGAGAAATGCCACTTCTTCGACGTGGACGCCTGGGGCCGCACCGCTGAGAACGTCGCTCAATACTTCAAGAAGGGAAAACCAATCCTCGTGGAGGGCAAGCTCCAGATGGATGCCTGGGACGACAAGCAGACCGGACAGAAGCGGACCAAAGTGAAAATTGTCATGTCGCGGTTCCATTTCTGCGGAGACAACAAGGGCGGATCAACCCAAGCTTCTGCTGGCGAAGGATCTCAACCCGACGCCAACTACGAAGCGCCGCAAGCCGACGCCAAGGATACTGGTGACGACGTTCCGTTCTGATCATGAAAGCCAAAGCCACCGCTCGGCGCCGGACGTTCGCCGGGAAACAGAATCGCAACAAACACGTCCGCAGTTACGCCACACTGGAAGACAAGTGGGCGCGGGCCGCCGCTGAAGAGCCGCCGATTGCTGGAGCCTCGCTGGCGCTGTTGGAAGAAAGGTTGGCTGCTATATGAGAGTCATGCAGATCGAAGGCGAGCCCACCCGCTACCATGTAGAATCAAGCAGCCTAGAGTGCGTGGTGTGTGGGCGCAACTTCACCCGCCGCGACCCCAAGAACAAGGCGCTGCGCATCGGAGGGCCGTGTCCGAAGTGCGCGGAGGAAGGGAAGGAAGCGACGCTGGACACCAAGTTCCATCTGGTGGATCTGTCTAGCTACTTTCCTATTGGCCAATGCTCGTGCGAGCACTTCCAGTTCCGGCTGCTGGCGAACATTTCCAAGTTGGCGCCGTCCGTGCTCCGCATCATGAGCAAGGGCGAGGCTTCCAAGCTCCGCTGCACTCACATCGAGGCCGCCCGGGAGGAAGCCTTGGACAAAACCATCTACCACCACGAAGAACACCGCCACGCGCAAGCTGGCAAACAACGCGAAGGAATCGGAGCATGAGTGAGAAATCTAAAATCGCATGGACGGACAGCACCCTGAACTTTTGGGAAGGCTGCACGAAGGTCAGCGCCGGGTGTCAGCACTGCTACGCCGAGGCGCGAGACAAACGATTCACGGGCGGCAAGCTGTGGGGCAAAGGCGCACCCCGCCGCAAGAGCAAGAGCGCGGTGAAGGATGCCATCAAGTTCAACAAGCTGCCGTGGATTTGCACCACCTGTGGCGCAGCAATGTCTGAGCAGTCTGATGATTGCATCAATTCAATCAATGGCACTCCCGGAGGCTGTGCTGGTGAAGTGCAACGCCGCCGCCGCATCTTCTCTCTGTCCCTCGGTGACTGGCTCGACGACGAAGTTCCGATTGAGTGGCTGGCCGAGATGCTCGACACCATCCGGCAGTGTGGCGACGTTGATTGGTTGCTCTGCACGAAGCGTCCAGAGTTATGGGAAACCCGGTTGCACAGCGCACGGGACAAGTGTTTTTACGGGGCGCGTCCGTGGGTGCAATCTTGGCTTGATGGCGAAGCGCCCGCAAACGTCATGGTCCTGACCAGCGTTGAAAATCAGGAAGCGGCAGACGAACGCATCCCTGCCTTGATCCGCATCCCGGCGTGGCGTCGCGGACTCAGCATGGAGCCGTTGCTTGGGCCAGTGGACCTGACGCACATCGAAGCCGATGAGTCACTCGGGCAGACTTACAACGCACTGACCGGCTACGGCACATGGAACAAGGACAAGCAGGCGAACCCGATTGATTGGGTCATCATCGGCGGCGAGAGCGGAGACAAGGCGCGTCCATGCAACGTGGACTGGATTCGTAACATCGTCGCTCAGTGCAAGTCGGCGAGTGTGCCGGTGTTCGTGAAGCAGTTGGGGGCTCAGTGGGTAGTCCAGATTCACGATGACGAGCGCGACTTCAAAATGAAAGTTTTGGACAAAAAAGGTGGAGACATTGCCGAATGGCCGGCTGACTTGCAAGTTCGAGAATTTTACGAAGGAACACAATGAGCCTCTACGGATACAAAAAGAAAAGCAAGCCAGCCCCGTGGCTGGCAGCCTTCCCATCACAAGCCATCAAGACCATGAGCCGACCGGAGAAGATTGCCAAGCTCCGGAAGTTCATCAAGCCGGTGTCGGATCGCAAGCGCAAGACCATGACGGAATACCGCGAGCGGGCCAGAGCGTTCGTCAAGGCCGCCCGTGACCGGGGCGAAACCTGCCCGGTGGTGGCTGCCGTCGAAGAGCTACGCGAGGGCATGATGTACGGCCACCGCATCAGCGCCAAGTTGAACGAGGTTCACCACATGCGCGGACGCGCTGGAAGCCTGCTGCTGGACGAGCGGTTTTGGATGGCCATTTCCAAGCAAGGCCACCGCTGGGTTCACGAGCACATGGACGAAGCCCGCAAGCTCGGCTGGCTGTGCGAGATCGGAAAATGGAACACCCCGGAGCGCCCATGAAGCTTCTTCAAGGGACAATCCTTTCGATTGAGTGCGATCAATGCAAGTCCAGGATGACAATCGCTGGGGGCTACATTGGAATCGCCTTAAACGACGAATGGCGGGCCAAGGCGGACGTAATAATCGAACAGAACGGGTGGTCCACCGGCGCCGACGCTCCGGATCTTTGCCCAGCTTGCCTTGTGAGCTTTTTGGCCAGCGAGAATAATTCAAAATAGCTATTGCCAAAATGCAACCCTTAGGCTTTAATTAACTCAGGTCGAGGGCGAAGAGCCCGGAACCACGAAAGAATGCGACTCATGAAAGTTAATAAATCCTCCAAAGACTGCGCGGCCCACAACCTCACCATCCAAGCCGAGATTGACCTTGGCCTGTCGGAAGCTTGGGAGCCGTCTGAACTGGTTCTCCAAGGCGAAGCCAAAGAGCTCGCCCGAATCGAAGCTTGCGCCAAGCGCGACGCTGACATGCTCTCCGTTCTCAAGCAGCTCGACCCCAACACCAACGGTGACTATGTGTTCGGCATCCGCGCCAAGATTGAGGCTGTTTATACCGGCAGCTCAAAGTGGAGCTCTGGCAGCCACACAGGCTGGAGACTGGTCTTCGGTTCCAGCTATACCAGTTCTGAGAATCCCAAGGTCACAATCGGCGAAGGCCGCGCGATCAGCATCAACGACAAACAGTTGGCGCGGGCCAAGGCCAAGCTGGAAGAGTTGCTGAGCCTCAAGCGCATTGCCGACGCCAAGCAAAGCAGTGCCCAAAGCGCCCAAGCCCGCACCACAGCGTTCATCGCGGCCAACGGGGCGTTCTGCGAAGCCGCTGGCCACAGCAGCTACAACTCCGGCGAGACGCTCTACTACGGCAGCCCCAAGCGGGCCCACTACCAGACAGCGTTCATCGTGCTGGCTGACGGCTCGGTAAAGATCGGCCACGAGACTTACACCATCGCCCAGTGGCGCGAGATCTTCGGCCTTCGCGCTGCGCAGGCTGCCGCCATGAAGGCGCTCAAGGCGTCCTTCGCAACCGCAACCGTCAACGCCTAATCGTATGAGCAACAAAGCCCGCTCCGAGCAGCTGCGCCGGTCGCAGCACCACCTCGAGAACATCAACGCCATCAACGCGTGGCGGCAGGAGGCCGTCAAGCACGCCATCAACAAAGGCCAAGTGGCCGCCATTGACGCCCGGGTGTTTGAGCTGCGCGAAGCGGCTGCGAAAGGGGTGGCGTTGTGAGCGTGATCATTTTCAACACCACGCTCAAACGCTTCTACGTGGACTCCGGCACCGGCTTCAAGACCACGCCTCGCAGGGGCAAGGCCACGGTCTTCAAGACGGAAGCCGCTGCGCGGTCGTGGCTCCGGAAGGAGTGGCTGATTCACACATCCATCACAATTTCACCAATCAAAATTTCTCCCGCGTCTTGAAGTCGCATTCTTACGCAGGGAGCGGCTCGCTGCTGCTGGGCAATCCAGCAGCGGCGGGCCAACTTAATCTGGACCGGAACTAAAAGGAAAACAATGAGCAACGAACTAGATCTCGCCATCGGCGATACTATCCAGCTGGACGGGGGCATGGCCCTTGTCGAGTCTGTCGGAAGCAAAACCGCAGACGCAATCATGCTGGACTCCAAACACAAGGGCAAGGTGCGCACCGTCAACACTCCGTTCTCGCGCCACCTGATCATCGAGCGCGGCGGCCAAGCGGCGTTGGACAAGTTCAACAACGACGCCAAAGAGAAGGACAAGAGCCGCAAGGGGTTCATCCAGACCGAGCCCGGCGACGTCCTGTGCCACGGCGGGGAGATCCGCACGGTGGTCTCCGTCACAGACAAGTGGTGCACCATCGGCAGCCTCGACGGCGAGGAGTTTGCAGAACCCCGCTGGCTTAACGAGTTCTTTTTCCGCGACTGCACCTGCCACCAACTCGTCCGGCTCGACGCCGACGCCCGAGCCGCCAACCTGAAACAATTTCTCGCCCAGCGCAAGTCACCGCTGGTCGAAGACCAAACCAGTGACGAAGCCGTAACCACAGAAACCGAAATGAAAACAAAGTCCAAAACCAGTTCCGCCGCCACCCGCAACGTATCAACCAAAGGCAAGCGCACCACCAAGCCCAAAGCCGCCAAGCCGGCCGCAGCCAAGTCGAAGCGGGCTGCCGAGCAGATTGCCGACGGGAAGTCGAGCGTAGCCAAGAACAAGTTGTTCGGCGCTTCCCTCTGCCGGGTAGCCATGACCGCCGGGGCCGCTGGTATCAGCTACGAAAAGTTTGTCGAGGTGATGCAGAAATACGGCCTCAGCCTGTCCGAGGGAACAATCCGGCAGAATATGCGCATCGGCAAGGCCGGCACGATGGTGGGCGCGGTGCTCACCAAGGAACAGCTGGCAGAGTTTGGAGCTTGATATGAAGCAAGCCTCACTGTTCAACGACGATGCCCGGGTCGAGCAAGCGGAAAGCATCTACACCAAGACGACGGCCAAGAATCTGATTTACGAGCCGTCAGCCCGGAAGCCTCACGTCGAGGAGCTGGTGGAGAGAGTGAAGACCTTGGAGCTGGAAGCGAGAATCGAGAGGTCGGGCGTCAGCGACAAGGAAAAGCAATTCCTAAAGCTGGCGGCCCAGCGCCACAACGGATTCAATTACGACTCCATCGCCGACTACTATTCCCACGCCACTCCGGAAATGCAGCGGCTGATGGAGGAGTCCGGCCTTGTGATTGTGGACTTCGACAAAGCGATTGAGCTTGGGTTCGTCCAGCTCAGCGAAAGCATCTGCAACCAATACGCCAGCGAACAGTCATGAGAGACGACTTCGGCATCCTGATCATGTCCTACGGCCGCGCCGACAAGGTTCCAACCCTTGAAGGCCTCCGGAAAAGCAACTACACTGGCAAGTGGTTCATCGTGATCGGCGATGACGATCCGAAGCTGGAGACCTACAAGTCCAACTACGGAGACAAGTGCATCGTGTTCAACAAGGCGGACTACATTGCCAAGACCGACCGGATGGGGTTGAAGATTACCAAGGTCATCATGTTTGCCCGCAACGCCTGTTTTGACATCGCCGAGAAGTTGGGGTTGAAATACTTCCAGCAGTTCGACGACGACTACACAGGATTCTTCTTCGCGTTCAACGCCAGCATGACCTACGTGCTGACCAAGAAGGTGAACCAAATCAAGAGCTACGATACCGTTGTGGACAACCTGCTGCGGTTCTACGAGAAGACTCCGAAGAATTGCTTGGCGCTGGCCTTTGCTCAAGGCGGAGACTTTGTGGGCGGGCCAGGCGAGAATCCCGAAAGCCGGTGGAATTTCTCGTGCGTCCGCAAGGCCATGAACAGCTGGCTGTGCTCGACGGACCGCCGGTTCACGTTCCGAGGCTGCATGAACGAAGACGTCAACGCCTACACGTCGCTCCAGTCGCAGGGATACTTCATGCTTAACTTCATGCAGTATCGCCTCCAGCAGCCTCCTACGCAGACCACCGGCGGCATGGCGGCGGTTTACAAGCAATACGGCACCCACGTCAAGTCGTTCCTGTCGGTGATTCTCAATCCATCGTTCGTGAAGGTGTCCGTCCTGAACGGCAAGACCCACCAACGACTTCATCACAACATTAACTGGCGCCGCTGCGCAGCTAAGATCATCAGAGCTACCCACAAGAAGCCATGAGGAGCGACTTCGGCATCTTCATTATGTCCTATGGGCGTCCAGACAAGATCCCGAGCCTGGACTGCTTGATGAAAAGCAACTACACCGGCCAGTGGTGGATCATCGTCGGCAACGACGACCCGAAGCTGGAAGGCTACAAAGAAAAGTTCAAAACCAAGTGCATCGTGTTTGACAAAGAACAATATATTGCCACAACCGACCGCATGGGATTGAAGGTGACCAAAGTCATCATGTTCGCCCGCAACGCCTGCTTCGACATTGCTGAGATGCTTGGGTTGAGATATTTCCAGCAATTCGACGACGACTATATCTGCTTCAAGTTTGCGTTCAACAGCACGATGGGCTACGAGCGGAAGCAAAAACGGATCAAGTCGTTTGATCAAATTGTCGACACGATGATCAAGTTCTTCGAGCGGACGCCACCGAGCTGCATGGCGCTGGCGTTTGCCCAAGGCGGAGACTTCATCGGAGGTGAGGGATTTCAAAACTGGGGCTTTGGAAAGCTCCGCAAAGCGATGAACAGCTGGTTGTGCTCAACCGAGCGCCGGTTCACGTTCCGCGGTTGCATGAACGAAGACGTCAATGCTTACACCTTGATGCAAAGCCAAGGCAAATTGTGCTTGAACATCATGCAGCTGAGATTAGATCAGCCTGTCACTCAGACCACCGGCGGTATGGCAGCGGTCTACAAACAATACGGGACGCACGTCAAGTCGTTCCTGTCGGTGATGTTGAACCCATCGTTCTGCAGAATTGGAGTCCTGCGGAACCACGATCAGAGACTCCATCATTTAATAAACTGGAACCGATGCGCTTCAAAAATAGTGCGCGAGTCATTTAGAAAAGTATGAACACAAAAGTAGTAGTCCCCTGGTACAACCCGAGACAGATAGCTGATTTCATGTCGGCGTGGAAAATCACAATGGATGATCCGCGCGTCGTATTCCAGCAAGACGTCAAGAGGGAAGGTTGTGCCACAACCAAAAACAAAGGCATCGGAGCGGCCGTGCTGCGCGGTGCTGATACCGTAATCATCCTCGACGACGACTGCTTTCCATACGTCCACGACCTTCAATACTTCATCGATCTTCATGAAGCGGCTTTGCAACCTCAAGAGGTGGAAATGTTCGAAACGGTTACTAGCCCGGCGAGCCGAGGCACTCCGTATTTCAGCAGGACCGTCAAAATGCCGGTAGCGGCTTCGATGGGATTTTGGACCAACATTGGAGACTACGATGCGCCGGGACAGTTGGTCCACGGAGCCACCCACCCAATGGAGTTCAAACAGAAAGCAATCACGGGGAAATACTTTCCTCTGTGCGGGATGAACCTAGCTTTCCGGCTGGAAGAGTGGCCCTGGTGCAAGTTCATCGACGTCCCACGCTTCGATGACATCTGGCAAGGCTTCCTGTGGCAGAAGAAAGCCTACTCGGAAGGCAAGTGTTTCAATCTCGCTGGCCCGCTGGTGGAACACTCCCGTCAGAGCAATGTCTGGAAGAATCTGCGCGACGAAGCGCCGAACATGGAGCGCAACGAAACCTTGTGGCAGGATATTCATAACGCTCCGATGGCAGACTATGAAATCTTGAAACAGAAAGTAGGCTTAAAATGATCAAGAAGCCGCGCAGTCAATGGAAGCCACGCAGCCAGTGGAAGCGGAGAGCCCGCGGCCGCGTGTCAATCGAACTTCAAACCGGAACTGACGCTGAAGATAAACCGGAAACAGCGCTGTTCGTTTTCGAGCTGACCACTAAAGGCTTGACGGTCCGCAGGAAGCGGAGCCACCTGAAGAACGCCAAGCTGTGGACGTTCTACCAGCTGGCCGCCGGAGTTGGTCAAGGCGGTCAAATGAAGCTGCTGTGATTGATTTCAAGCACGTAGTCAACAGAGCCATAGCAGCCGGGCTGGCAAAGCGCCACCAAGCTGATAAGGTTTCAACGAAAGTAAAATCGCGGCGTGAATACAAAACCGAATGGCAGGCGGCGTGGCGGCGGAAGCAAGGCAAGCGATGCCACAAAGCCCACCCAAAGCTCGCCGGCCTGCCACGGAAGCAATACCGGGCGGCCTATATGAGGATGATCAGAAAAGAATCGAAGCCATGAAAACATACCCACAAACTCCAGGCGCGAAAGGATCAGCGGAGACCGGCCGCCAGGCTGCCGAAGCTGTCACCAACAAAGCCGCCAAGCTCCGCCTTCAAATCGAAGACGCCTACCGAAACAGGCCGATGACCCCAGACGAGTGCGCCAGCGCCATAATGCCAGAAGGAATGGACGCTGTGGCCTTTGAGCAGTTCAAGCGAAGCGTGCGATCGCGCTGCTCGGAGCTGATTGCCCAAGGCAAGCTGGCGGACAGCCTTATGCGCAAGAAGAACGCCAGCGGCCACCCTGCTATGGTATTGTGGACGGTGGTGAAGGTTCCGGTGGTGACGATCGTCACGACAACCACCCAAACCACCGCAAGCACCAAGGCAGTCCAACAGGAACTGATATGACTAAAACCGCCGAGCGGGCCATAGCCAGCATGAGCGAAAGCACCCGACGTCTCAACCCGCACCTAAGTGGGGCCAAGACGTGGTCAGCCGGCACCAAGCCAACGGTGGAGATCCTCCGCACCGAATCAGCTGGAAACCGCCTCCGGCAGGACTCCAAGCCGCTGATGAATAAACTCGAGTGCGATTGGTTTAGTTACCTCAACGCCATGTTCGGTGGCAAGGAGAAGACTTTGCGAGCTCAAGCCAAGCGTTACAAACTGGCCAACGGTGCATGGTACAAACCCGACATCACTGCCACCATCAACGGGCGCGAAACGGCTTGGGAGTGCAAAGGCCCAAAGCAGATGAAGAGTATGGCCAGAGCTATGCTTGTCATCAAGGTGGCCGCTGCGCAGTGGCCGGAGGTCAACTTCGTGCTCGTGTGGCGCGAAGGTGGACGCTGGTTCAAACAGGAGGTGTTGCCGTGAGTGCCACACCGCTGACGGACGAAATAGTCAAGTATTTGGATTGTCAATTTCCGGCCACGGTCGGCCACATCCCAATCAGAGAAAAGATAGGCTTGATCGAAATTAGGCTGGCACGACTGGAGGCCGCTGCGCAGGCCCTTGTTGACGAAGACGTGATGGCCATTGTTCAACTCAAAGACAACTATGGAATAATTCAAGAGCTGCCGGCGACCACAAAGGCGCTGGCCGATGCTCTTAAGTCGGAATAAAAAATATGACTGCAACTCAATACCGTAGAGAACGCCGTGCCCGAGGCACTATCCCAGACATTGCCGCCCTCGTCGGCGTCCACGTCACCACCATCAACAAACGGGAGCGGGGCGAGATCCCAGTCAACAAACAAGCCGAGCTGCTACTGATGAGCCTGCCCAAGCTGCCGAAGCCGGTAGTGGACGCCAAGCCCGGTCGCCCAAAGAGCAAAGGCTGACCAATGAGCGTAAAATCAAAACTGCAATCAATAGCCGCCAAGCTGTTGCCGGCCCGCTACTACTGCGAGGACGCGCTGCTGACTGGCCACACCTTTGTCAAGCCGGAATACTTCGACGCCAGCTACCAGCGCGGGCTCAGAGCAACCAACGGAAGAGACTCCCGCAACCGCTGGCGCGTAGCGGTAGCGATCTGGGCGGCCAAGCAAGCTCTCCGTTCAAACGGATGCTTTGTGGAACTGGGCGTGAACTACGGATTCACGTCATCAGCCGTCCTGCACAACTTGACAGCATTGAATCGGCGGCGGCGCTTCATCTTGATTGACAGCTTTGAAGGCGTGGAGGGCAAAAGGTTCGACTCGAACTACAACCACTCATACGAAAGTGTTGTGGCCAACTTCAAGGAGTGGCCGCATGCAGAAGTTTACAAAGGCTGGTTGCCCAAAGTGCTGCCGTCAATTCCGTTCGGCACCATCGCCTATCTGCACATTGATCTTAACTCCGCCCGGCACGAAGTTGAGTCATTCCAATTCCTGCAGTCAATGCTGACCAAAGGTTCAGTCGTGTTGCTGGACGATTACTGCTACTCAGGATTCACTAAAACTCAAAAGGCGTGGGACGCGCTGGGGCTGAACATCCTCGCGCTGCCCACCGGACAAGGACTAATCATCGTATGAAATGGTCAAACTATTACCCGCACTTTCTGAGGCACATCCCCAACGACGCCAAGAGGATCTTGGAGGTCGGCATCTGGAAAGGCGACGGGCTGCGGTGGCTGGCGGCCAACTACCCACAAGCCCACTTGATTGGGATGGACATCAACACCAGCCCCTGCACGTTCCGCAGTGCCGAGCTGATTGAGTGCAACGCCGCGCGCATCTACCCGGAAGTCAAAGAGCGACTCACCAACCTCGACGTCATCATCGACGACGGCGGCCACCGTCCATACCAGCAGGCCGCCACGTTCAAAGCCTTATGGCCGCTGCTGAATGCCGGCGGAGTCTACATCATTGAGGACATGCACCTGTGCCAGCGCTGGCATTGGCGGATGTATTCCAAGCTGTTCGGAATCCACCCACTGCTCCGGCGGATGATTGCTGCGCAATCGAAGTGGGAAGGGCCAGAGACCACAACGGTCCGGGGGCCGCTGGCAATCCACTTCTTCCCGCAGCTGGTCATCATCGAGAAGGGCATCCAGCAGATTTACATGTTATGATCCCCGGCGTGGAAATCATCACCTGCCCACAGCTGCCACTGGCCACCCCGGTGGCGCGGTTGCACCTTGCGGCGCTGGCTCACGACCGGCTGCACGGCATCAAGGCCACCAAGGTGTTTCTCGGTCCAGACATCCGGGCAGAGCTGGAAAGCGACCAAGTCTTGCTGATGATGCTCAACGTCAAAACTAAGGAAGAAGCCAAGAGACCAAACACCCTGTTCGGGATGCGGCTGCTGCCCCAGACCGAGCCCGGAATAACCATCCAATGAAAATCATATCATCAATCGTCACCACTGCGATCCTGCTGCTGATCGCGCTCGTCATCATCCTGGCTTTGGCCGGGTGCTGCCCAACGGTGAGTGGGAAACCAGTCAGCGAACAATCCATAACCGAAATCAGTGACAGCAACGGTAACGGCGTGTCCGTATTTGTGGTGGACAAAGACGGCCACAAGCTGGCGGTGGTCGTCGGCTACCGCTGTGTGGCGGTCGTGGAGTTAATCCCAAACAAATAAAGCCATGAGAAACATCATCCTCGGAATCATCATCGCGCTTGCCAGCCTCTGGGTCGGTTCGTGGGGCATGCACACTTTGCCGGAGCATTTCCACTTTGCTTGCTGGGTCACCTCGCTGCTCAGCTTCATGGGAGGAGTGGTGCTGGCGATGTGGAAGCTGATCAACGAAGTCAACGACTCCATGAAATGAGAACCAACCATCCAATGAAAACTAAAACCAAAGGATGGTGGGAAGAATATCGGTGCGGATGCGTCAGCCAGACTGTCGCTCGAAAGAAAGACCTTCTGGGATACTGCGGCACACATGGCGAGAACCGCAGGCAAGTGTTTCCACACGCGCCTTTTGCCACCAACGCCATCAGCGCTGGCCAGAGCAGTCCAAGCAGGGAGTCACCAAAGGAACAATCATGATCAACTTCAGCTCCATCCAATACGCCAAGCTAGGCAGCGAACAAACCGCCACCCTCACGATCAGTGCCGGCGTGACGGTAGATCCTCGGTGGCAGCAGTCTGAAAAGGCCAAAGTCCAAGAGGAGCTGAAGCAAGCGATCCGCCACCACATCTACGGAGACCTCATCGGACCGCTGGCGGAGCTGGCGGACATCGCCCAAAAAGCTTATAGCTACGCCGAAGCGAAGAAGGCAGCAGAGCTCTACGACAAGATCCGAGCAATCATCAACTCATAAACACCATGGCAAAAAAGAAATCCAAATCCAAGAGCCCGTTCGTCATCATTGCCCACATCAGCGAGGACCGGGTAGGCCAGCTGGTGAACGACATGGCGGAGAACATCCCCAGCGGCTCAGTAAAGGAGTGGCGGGCAGTAGCGCGATTCTTCCAAGACCGGTATCGCTCTGAAGTCAACCGGACCGCCAACTTGCGGCTGTCGCTAGCCGCGCTGAGTATAGCCGACGAGATGCGGGCCGTAGCCCTGCCAGAGATCAAGCAATGGTTGAAGAACTGCCCACGATGAGCACCCCAAAGCAGCCACCAAGCAACGGCAGCCCGCCGCCAACCAACGGGAAACCAGCGGAGAAACCAGCCATCCCCACGATCAACGGCAACGTTGAAGTTGTTGGAGGCAATGGAAAGCTCCTCGGCGGAATCACCGGCAAAGGCTTCCGGCCCGGACAAAGCGGCAACCCGTCAGGGAAGAACGCCAAGCACCAAACCCAGTTCGGCGAGCTGCTGCGCGACTGGCTGTCCAAGAAGGAGTGGGTCAAAGATCTCCAGACCGGCAAGCGCAAGGGCCGCGCCAAGGAGATGCGCTTGATGACGATTGTCAAGCAGCTGGCCGCCGAGAAGCCGGAAGTCCTGCTGCACTACGCTTTCGGCAAGCCCGTTGAAATGCACCAGGTCGAAGCGGCCGAAGGAACCGACATTGAGTTCATCGTGCGGGTGCACGGAAAGGACATCCCGTGACGCTCACCCGACCCAAAATCGAAGTGCCGCCCGTCGGCGAGAAGGACTGCCTGTGCGGCCGCCCAGGCGTCGTGTTCAAGCGAAGGGAATGGGTCTGCGCTACCTGCTCGGCGCTGGAGACCCAGGCCGCCGGCTTCCAGCGCCGCAAAGCCATGACCGGACGGAGGGAGAAACCATGATCTTTTGCACCAATTGCGGTTCCCAGAACCACGCCACGTCGGACTGCAGCAAGCCAAAGCCGGCCGTGCCGTTCACGCCACCTGCCCCACAGGCTGCTCGGAGCGACCCGCGGCCGTTACCACCGCCCCCCGTGGCCAAGAATCCAACCTACACCCCGCCCTGCGCGACGGCGGAAGTCTATTGCACGGCCACCCGGCTGCCGTCGTTCAAGACCGAGAAAGCTGCGAAAGCGTATGAATCCGACTATTGCCCAGAAATTGGGCTAGGGCTGGCGGCCTGCCCAGACTGTAGCGGGTTCCACTTGGTCCACAAGCCGGCGGAAGTGATCAAGAACGAAACCGGGTGGCGCCAGCCGAAAGCACCGTTCCTGAGGGCGTCCACGGTCAAGGATATTGCTAGCCGCCAGCGGGAAGCTGAGGACCGTCTAACCAAGTCCAAAGAGCCGAAGCCAGAGCGCCGCGTGGCGTTGCCGAAGCGGAAGCCGGATACCGCCCCATCACTGTTTAACTGAAATGAAAACAAACCACCCCAAAGACGCCGACGGCAAAGAGATCCACGTCGGCACTGTTTTGCGTCAAATCCACGACGGCGATCGCGGCGTGGTCGTCCGAATAGTCAAAGCCGGCGACAAAGGCCACCCCGGGCTCGACTGCGTTGGAGACCTCAACATCTCCAGCGGCCCAGGCCGCACTCGCGTCACTAACAGGTATTCCGAGTGGAAGCGGATACCGGAAGCCGAGCAGACCTACCTCGAGCGGTTCACCAGTTGGCAGCACAGTGATTCATTTTACGAACCGGAATACACTCAACGTTCCAAAGACGAATACGAAGCGGTGCGCGGCATCCTCGCCCTGCTGCCGCCGGGAATAGTGGACTACGACTACCACAACCCGTCCACCACCTGTGAGGCTCTTTACATCATGGCGCAACACCTCGAAGCGCTGGAAGTGATCCGCCGCCACATGGAAGCAGCCCAGCCGTTCCTCGGCGCAGCGTTGCTGGCGCAGGAGCAGCTCGAGGCGCTGATGAAACCAGAGGTGCGGGCGTTCCGCCAGTGGTGCGCGGAGCAGGCTTGCCAGCAACCGAAGGCGTGATAAAGTCCTTGAACATAAACCTTTCCACCCGCCAACGCGAAGCTGTTGTCCTCATCGCTTCCGAGTACTCGTTCAAGCGGGCGGCGGAGCTGCTGGGCATCAGCCGCCGCACCTTTGAAAAGCATTTGGTGGAGGCAAAGAAGAAGCTAGGGTTGCGTGACCGGGTGCAGATCACCCGCTACGCGCTGGCGAACAATCTGATCAACAACCGATTCAAAGTATGAGACCATTCCCCATCATTGACACGCCGCGCGACAACCGGCTGCCCAGTATCCCGTGGGAGCTAATCGCCCCACACGAAGCACAAGCCCAACGCAACCACGGCGGCCAGACATTGCAGCGGCTGGCGGAACGCGGCGGCTTGTGCCCGCTGGAAGCGGTGGCGGTGTTGAAGGACATGGACTACCGCGATCGGTGGCCGCATTGCCCGCACGGCACCAGAGCGGAGCGGGACAGCCGCGTCACCGAAGCCATTGCAGAGTTGCGGGTGATGGTGGAGAAGCAGCCGCCGCAGCCAGCGCCGGAAGGACAGTGGCTATGAAAACAAAATGCCGCCAGTGCGGACTCGAAGTGCTCATCGGGCTGGATGGGTTGTGCGCTGATTGCGTCAGCCTGAGGGACAAGCCCGACGGCGTGTCGAAGATGACCAGCTTGGGCGGCGTGCCGTTCAAGGACATGAAGCAGCTCGACGAGCCCGAACGCTTCAAGCTCATCGCAGACTTCCTGCTCAACAACCCCGGGCAGATCATCCAGGTGTATGTGGAGAATACCGGGGCCAACAAAGGCAAAGGCGACCGCTACATCGCTGGCGTCCTGGCGCTGGTGCCGCTGGCGTCGGTCCGCCGCGCGGCTGGGGTGGTGCCGAGAACCGAAACGCTGATATTCAGACTATGAAACCAAAGCAGCAGATCGAAGCTTTGCTAGAGCTTGGAATCGTATTGGATTCTGATGGCGTCACCTACAATTCAATCATTCCGTTAATACAGAAACAACCTTTTGATACAAAAGCAGCCGTCTACGATTTCTTCACCGCCGAAGACGCGGGGTGGACGACGTGCGCCGTTGCTATGCTTGACGCAACTCCTGTCAAGCTTAGCGAAGCTTTGCTCCGCGCAGCTGGAAAGTGGATTGAATGAGCCGCTACCGCATCATCGCAGACCCTAACGCCAAGACCGGCTACGAGTTCCGGGGCGCCAACCTCGCCGCCTTGGCCTGCAAGGAGCCGGCCTACATTCTGGCAGGACCGGCTGACACAGGCAAGACGGTGGTTAGCTGCGTGAAGATCCATCTGTCGTGCCTACGCTACCCAGGGAGCCAGCACGCGATCCTCCGTAAGACGTTTGCGTCGATGCCAGGCTCGGTGCTGCAAACCTTCAGCCGCATCGTCAAGGGCAGCCCCGTCACCACCATGGGCGGCGACAAGCCCACGAAGTACAACTATCGCAACGGCAGCGTGGTATGGGTGGCCGGCCTCGACAACCCCGAGCGGGCGCTGAGCTCAGAGCGTGATTCGATCTACATCAACCAAGCCGAGGAGCTGACGAAGAACGACTGGGAGATGATCAGCACCCGTTGTACCGGTCGTGCTGCTGTCATACCGTATCCCCAGCTGTTCGGTGATTGCAATCCCAGCGGCAGCCGGCACTGGATCAAGGAGCTGGCAGCGGCCAAGGCTTTGCTGTTGTTGACGGCCAACCACCGCGACAACCCCACCATCTACGACGAGCAGGGCAACGTCCTCCCCGGAGCGCAGCGGCGGCTCGACGTGCTGAGCAAGCTGACCGGCGTCCGTCGCAAGCGGTTGTTCGAAGGCATCTGGGCCACTGCCGAAGGCGCGGTGTATGACAACTTCGATGCGCAGGTTCACGTGCTCGTCAAAGACCCAGCCACGATGCGCCGCTTCTTCCTGACGTTGGATGAAGGCTTCACCAACCCGGCAGTCATCCTGCTGGTGGGCGAGGACAACGACGGCCGCTGGCACGTGTTCAAAGAGTTCTACGAGACCGGCGTCTTGCAAGGCCGCGTTGTAGAGACCACGGTGGCGTGGCACCACTACCCGCTGATCAAGTTGGCGGGCTACGAAGACGAGCAGCTGCTGGCGCGGTTCCGCCGCCGCAACTCGATGGGCATCGACGAGTGGCAGAAGGAACAAGCCATCAAGGTGTGCGAGACCGTCTGCGTGGACGAAGCCGCTGCCGGACTCATTGCTGACTTGCGAGCCGCTTCCGTCCCAGCGATCGGTGGCAAGGGCCGGGTGCTGGACGGCATCAACGCGATCCAGAACCGGCTGGCCATTGCGGGCGACGGCAAGCCACGGCTGACGTTCGACCCATCGTGCGTCAACTGCATCAACGAGTTCGAGTCCTACGTCTGGCAGAAGGACAAGCCGAAGGACACGCCCGTCAAAGAGCACGACCACACCAGCGACGCGCTACGCTACCTGCACAACGTCCAAGCCGAGCCCACCGGAGCGTGGGACGACCGCGCCATCGCCACCGCCACCACCGGCTACGAGCGCCCGATGGGCGAAGCTATTGACCCGTTCGAGAACACTTTGGACGCAACCACTGACGAATGAAGAAACCATCACAACTCATTGCGGCCCTGTTCCCGTGGGTGCGGCGGCGCTACGAACGCTCGCTGGAGTCTAAGCGGGAGTCGCGAAAGCACAGAGGCAAAACCATGAAGACAATCGGACGGTTTGGAACACTCAACCTGAACAGATAACATGACCATCATCGAACAGCTGAAGGAACAACTGACCCAACTCAACAACGGCATCGCCCTTGCCACCATGGAGCGCGACCGGGTAGCGGCAGCTGTGGCCGCGCTCGAAGGCAAAGAGCCGCCGCACCCGACGACGTCAGCAGTTCCACTGAAGCCAGTGGCTGAGCTGATTCTGGAATCGGCCATGAGCATGCCGGTGGGCTACACGTTTGACCATCGCTCAATTCGCGACAAAGCCCAGCGCGACTTCCCGTCGCAAGCGGTCCGGATTAAAACCGGCGTCTACAATTCCATCGCAACCCTACTGAAAAAAGAAAAGATTGTCCGCGCTCCCGGCGGCTATCAAGTCAAACGCTAAACCATCATGCACAAAATCAAAATCATCACCAAAGCCGACGGCACGATGCTGGTCGTGGCCATCCTCAACCCTGGCGTCACAGCAGGCCGCGCGGTCGAATCCCTTAACGGACTCAAAGCCCAGTTCGGCAAGTGGGGCCACGTCATCGTCGTCCCCTACGCCACCCACGTCGAAGTGGCCAACCAGAGCCTCTGGGCCAGCCTCAAGAGCTGGTGGGCGTCCAGGGGCGTGAAGGAGGTGGAACAGTGAAGCCTGCCACGCCATCAGTTCAAACAGCAAAGAGCGTGGCCAGCGCTGTGGTGGCTGCTTCGTATGCGGGCTTGAAGCCGTGCAAGACTTGCCGCTGGGCAGTCATGGACCGCGACACCCTGCGCTGCCACTCAGGGCCGCCGCAGATCCGGCTGCCGTATGACAACATTGCTGCGTGGCCGGTAGTCCCAACTGAAGGCGGAGGCTGTCGGCTGTGGGAGAGCAAGCCGTGAAACCTTTACCTTTGCTGGACTGGGTTGTGTTGCTGGACTGGGTTGTGTTAAAGTTCTTCAACCCGTTTAACGTAGATCCGAGAGGCAACTGCCCTGTTCAAGCCGAAGGCAATCTACCCGACGGCGCTTGGTATTACTTCCGCGCCAGAGGGACTAGGTGGTCTCTGGAAGTCTACGAAAGCGAGTCAGAGTCAAACAACGGCGTGGCATTCTTCATCGACATCCACACCGACTACAAGTGGCCTGAGGCTGGCTGGATACCGCGCTGGAAAGCGGTGCTCTTAGCGACGCGATCCATCAATAAGTATTTCAGAACAAAACCACACATTCACCCGATAACCGGAACCAAAATAAAACCATGAAAACAGAACAATCAAGAAGGCTCTGCGGCTCCTGCGGCAACTGGATGCAATTCATTCCCGGCAGCGGCGTCGGCTCTGGAGCGTGGGTCTGTCACAACGATCACAGCAACCTGCCAGGAGTGAGAGCACTATGCGGATATTGCAGCAACGGAGTTATAGCTGTCGGAACGTGGCACGATGCCTGCATTTGCGAAAGCTGCATCGAAAGGATTCTCCCAGCCGGGACAGAATCTGAGGTAAAGCGTTTCGAATCGCCGCCGACCTGTACGCGGTGTAAGACCGTCTTGCGCGACGCCATCACCGACAGGACGATGAACGGAAAGCGATACTGCGCCAGCTGCTACCACGACCTGTTCGTAGATCCGCCGCTGAGCCGGGCGATTCGGAGTGATGAGACGCCCAAGACAGTCAAGCCCACGCTCGGCTTTATGCCCCGGAAGCTGTGGCTGGAGGAGCGGCGGAGCGTGGTGCTTCACGCAATCCACGAACGCGCGGATCAGTGCTCGCGCTTGCGGGAAGCGGACGACAGCCCGCTCGACGAGTGGATGGCGGAGCTTCACTGGCTCAACGGTCAGATCGTTTTAGAGAAGCGCAACCAAAAGAAATCATGACAAGCCTAAGCGAATATCCAAACCCAAACAACCTTGTGATTCGAGTGTCAGACCATTTCGAGGTGCCACCGCTTTGCCCAGGAGGACACTTGGAAATGGTAGGCGGACGGGAAATGCTCCGCCGCTCAGATGAGCTGCTACAAGTCAGCGACCGAGTTTATAGGCTGATTGAATCATGGCAGCCGGGCAGCTTCGATCGCCACCTTTACGAACATAACCCCTCCTGATTATGCCAAGACTAAGAACGCCGCCGCCGCTCCAACCTAACGGCTGGGAGAAGACTTGTTTCAACACCCACGTCGGCTGCACCATGACCGAGCGGCTCCTGTGGCAGTCCGTGTTCGGGCGTGGGAAGATATCCGAAGTCGCCCGGGACTTGTTGAACCGAGAGGCCTACCGCCGCGCCAACATCCCAGTGGAAGCGGTGGCCGAGCTGGTGAAAGGAGCGATCAACGGTCAAGTGAAGATTGAGCTCAAGCGCCACGCCGAGCGGTTGCTAGAGCTGAACGGGCCGCCGGTAGCGCGTCCACCTCGAGGCGGCAAGCGGGCTGGAGCCGGCCGCAAGAAGGTTTAGCGTTGCAAATAACCAGTTCCGTTTGGCGCCGACTTGGAGTTAAGTGGCGTCAGGTTGAAAGAAGCTTCGATCATTGGTTCAGTCTCTGACGCTCGCCGGAACGCTCCGGCGGGTGTTTTCCTTTCCACGATCCGCGCCGCCGCCGCCCCGATACCGCCGCAGGGTGACGTGACGATGATGTTCATGCCGCCGATGGGCAGCCGCTATTCCCAGCAGCCAGTCAACCCCACTGGGCTGAATGAGTTGGTCAACAGCGACCGGATCATCAACACCGACCCGCGCGAGTCCTTCTACTGGACGCTGCCGAACAAGCTTACCCCGCAGCAATGTCTCCAGATGTTGCGTGCGGCTCTCGCTGGCGACCTCTTCCAACAGTTCAATCTCTGTCAGCTGATGCTGGACACATGGCCGACATTCCGCATGGCGAGCCACCAGCTGATGGAGTCCGCCGCCTACTTGCGCTATGCGGTGCACCCATTCGCTGAAGAAGGGAAGAAGCCGACGCCGAGCGCGATCAAGAAAGCGGATCTCGTGAGCCGGGCGATCCGGGGGATGGTTCCAAATCCGTTCAACGACGAGCGCGGCTTCAGCGGGATGCTCTACAACCTCTGCGACGCGATGCTCAACGGCATCAGCCTTGTGGAGATCCTCTGGGAGCTCAAGGCCAGCACCAACTACGGGCGCGAATGGCTGCCGGTCTCCAGCGCGTGGGTTCACCCGCGCCACTACACTTTCTCGAACGCCGGGTTCGTGAGCCTCTACACCGACGACGATGCCTCCCGGATCAACAAGGGCATTCTCACCCAGCGGGCCGGCACCCAGCCCGACCCGATGAAGTTCCTGTGCGCTCAGTTCATGAGCAAGGCCGGCAGCGTGCTGGGCGCTGGCTTCATGCGTCCGCTGACGTGGTATTGGTCCGCGCGGCAGTTCAACAACGAGTGGATGCTGAACACCGCCAAGCAATACGGCAGCCCGTTCATCGACATCGTTTACAAGCCCGGCACGGTGGGCACTGGCCCCGGCAGCGAGCTCGAGAAGCTGAACGAGATGCTGAAGACCGCCGGAGCGCAACGCCGCTTGATCCACCCCGAAGGCACCACAGCGGAGATCCACCAGCCGTCTTCGTTGGGCAAAGAGAATCCGCAGCGGGTGATGGAAGAGAAGGCAGACGAAGCCTGCCTGTTCCTGCTACTCGGTCAGAAGGGAACAACGACCGCCGTCAGCGGCCAGCTCGGCAACGACGACAGCCACGAGAACGTCAAGAAGGAGCGCATGTTGGGGCTGGCCAATTTCATGGCCCGCAACCCGCTCCGGCAGTTTGCGCGGGCCGTCCTGCTGAAGAACTACAACGACGACAGCGAGTGCCCGAACATCGAGCCGGACACCACCAAGCCGTTGCAGACCGCCGAAGTCAGCACGCTGACGAGCGCCGTGTCCAGCAGCGGGCTGCCGGTGCGGGCGGACGAGTTCTACAAGAAGGTAGGCTTCACCCAACCCGAAGAGGGCGAGGTCGTTTTGGTCCGGGGCGAGCTGATGATCCAGGAAGCTGCGATGACCAAGGAGGACAAGTTCAAAGAGCAGCTAGGCCAGCAGGCGCAGCAGGCCGAGCTCCAGATGGAGATGCAAGGCGAGATGCAACAGCAGCAAGGCGGTCGCGTCCAAGCTTCCGAGCAAGTTGCCGGCGGATACCGCGACGCTCTCAACGATCTCCGGGTGGCCGCGAGCCGTTGCGGAGACGATCCAAAGCCGCAGGCCAACGTCATCAATGTGGCCCCGCCCAACGTGAACATCCGGCAGGACTCTCCGGTGGTCAATCTGCCCGCTCGCGAGGAGCAGCCCATCCACATCACCGTAGCGGCATCCGAGCCGCAGGAGGCGCAGCCGATTCACATCACCTTACAGTCCGAGGCCGGCAAGACCGTGACCAAGCGGGTAGTCCGGGATGAAGCAGGCCGCATCCAACAAGTCGTCGAGGAAAGCTAACCATGGCCAACAACATCAGAACCTCAATCGTCGCCCGCAACGCGGAGCTGGATGCGCTCGCTGTGTTGGCTAACAGCGGCAAGCTTCGGATCTACTCTGGGACGCAACCAGCGACCCCGGAGACTGCGGCTAGCGGCGTGCTGCTCGCGGAGCTGACGATGAACGCCACGGCGTTCGCAGCAGCGGTCAACGGCGTCATCACCGCCAATGCCATCACACAAGACTCCAGCAACGACGCCAGTGGCACGGCAGGATACTATCGGCTGCTCAAGAGCGACGGCACCACGGTGTTGTGGGACGGCGAAGTTGGAACGAGCGGGGCGGATCTCAATCTCAACAGCGTGGCGATCAGCAGCGGAGCGATCACCCAAGTCACAGCGTTCACCTATACCTTGCCCCAATAACCTATGAGCCTTCAAACTTGGCAAGAAACACTGATGTCCGCCACGGCGGCAGGGACCAGCTTCGGCACCTACACCACGGCGAAGACCGTGCTCCCTACCGGCTGCCTCGTGGCGCTGCCGGCGAACTGGTTCTATGTGGGCCGGATGATCCGCTACACGGTGTGGGGCGGCATTGGCACGCTGGTCACCACCCCGGGCACGATCACGCTCCAGATGAACCTCGGCGCGGTGGCGGCGGTGTCCAGCGGTGCGGTGCAGCTCAATGCCACAGCGCACACCAACCTCCCGTTCCGGGCGGAGTGCGTGGCCACTTGCCGCGCTGTCGGGGCGAGCACGAGCGCGAACCTAATCGGTCAGTGGACGCTCAACGGCGTTATGTTTACGCGCACGGCGGCCCAAGTGGATAACGTCAACATCGGCGACTCGCTGCTGGCCCCGGCGACTGCTCCGGCGGTGGGAACTGGGTTCGACTCAACAGCAGCACAGACGCTGGACTTCTTCGCCGGGTTCAGCATCAGCAACGCGGCCAACACCATCCAGATCCAGCAGGTGCTGGTGGAGGCGCTGAACTAGCATGGGCCTGAACAACACACAGCAGCCGAGCGGGCGGGCCGGTATCGCCGGGAGACGCGGCGGGAGGCGGATGTTGATTGCCGACATCGGATCGTCGGGGGTGGCGAAAAATACGCACGCGAGTTCGTGGGACGAATCCGGTTCGCTCAAAGGCAACCTGGTTGACGTGCCTTCGATAGGGGCGCACTTCTCGTCCGCCCGCAACAAGGTCCGGCAGCAGTGGCTAATCACGGGCGTCACAAAGGACAGCACGGGTGCGCCGCTAGGCGGCTGCACGGTGACGCTGTTCAAGGCGGTGGACAATATGCCGAGTGCCACCACGGTCTCGGACGCGGCGGGCAACTACACCTTCACGATCGACGGGAACAGCCAGGCGCGATTCGCGGTTAGCTACAAACCGGGCAGCCCGGACGTGACGGGAGCGACGGTGAACACCTTGGTGCCGGTCTTAACCTGATATGCCTGACATCTTCAATTACGCGGGTGAAGTTCAGCCGAATGATATTCGGTTGGCGGACCCGACGCAGTTGCGGAGCGGCGGAGCGGCCACCACCGGGACGGCTGCTGCTGTCGCCACCAAGGCGGTCAGCGCGGCAACCGGGCTGGAAGCGTTTAGCTCCACTGCTGCGGGAACTGCCCACGCTGCGACGAGCGCCGCTACTGGGCTGGAAGTCCACAGCGGAACGGCAAGCGCCACCGCGACGCGGGCAACCGCAGCCGCCACCGGGGAAGAAGCGTTCACGGCCAGCGCAGCCGGGACGGCCCGTAAGGCCACGTCGAGCGCAAGCGGGGCACAATCCTTCACGGCCACGGCTTCGGCAGCGGGGCGGGCTGCCCAAGGCTCGGCAACAGGCGTCCAGGTGTTCGTGGGAACCGAGGCGGGAACAGCCCAGGCGGCGACCGGGACAGGAACGGGCGACAATGGATCTCCGGCAGAGAACACCGCCGGAACAGGAGCGGCGACCGCTCGACCTGCTACGGCTTACGGGTTAGGGGTAGGGCTTATTCCGGTCACCGGTTCGGGGCTGGGGCTGCTCGCACCTGAGATCCGGTTCGTGTCTTTGCCGGACTCCATCCCAAGCCAAGTGGTCTTCGTGGCCAAAGGAGCTGGCACAGGCCGCTCGGCCACGAGCGCGGCGCAGGGCGTGACGAAGCGTTATCACAACAGCACGTCGGCCAACGCCACCGCGCGGCGGGCGTCTGGCGGCGGTAGCGGGCTGGTGGACTACGAAGCCCAGAACGAAGAGGAGCTGTTGCTGTTGTTATGAAAGCCACCGTCGAACTAATCTCAAAGCTGGTGGAATCGGTCTATGCCGGAGCAGCGCAGGGCGTGGCGCTGGACACCGTCAAGAGCGATGTGATTGGAGCCGTGTTCAGCGGGACGATGCCGAGCGGGCGGACTGCCACGCGGGTGGTCAAGGCCGCCAAGCCGGACGTTCGCGCTGCCTTGCTCCACGCCACCGACGCCGAGCTCGCTGAGCTGGAGCAGAAGTTGAGCGCAGCGGAGAACGCCGCGCACAAGAACGGCGAAGTCACAGCGGTGGAGATTGCGGTGGAACAACTCAGTCAACGGATCAAATTTTGATTATGCAAGGACGCCACTCACATCCCAAAAAGAAACTTTCCCGCACCGAGCCCACCAGTGCCCCCGCGCAAGTCGGCGAGGCAGCCAGCGTGGCGCCAGCGGGCACGCCCACAGCGCCGTCCGTGCAAGAAGCACCAGCGGCCAACCAGCAAACGAAAGTTGAGGCTGTGGGCGCATCTTCCGAAGTTGTCAGCGCCATTCAACCGGCTCCACAGCCGCAGCCAGCTCCGGTGGCCCGGGGCGGGGCAGCGTTTTGGATACCGGTTCAAAAGCCGAGCGGGTTCGGCATCAAGTCATGAGCGAAACAATCACAGCCGGAGCGCAGCTTGGAAACAAGAACGCCGCAGGGCCGCACAAGGTCGGGACTAAGGTCTGGGTCGGAAACAGCATCGGCAACATCGAAGACCACGATTCAACTTCGAATGAATACTTGGTGTCTGTATCCAAGAAAGACGCGCACGGAGTATTTCGGCAAGGGACAAAGGTTCACCACACCATCAAGCACGCCGACATCCACGTTGCGCCAAGCCAGTTTCAAGACAAGGCGTCCGCCACCTCCGCCTCCAGCGACGAAGTGGTGCGGGCGGAAACCATCACGGCAGGGGCAAAGCCAGGAAACAAGAATGCAGCTGGACCGCACCGGACGGCTATGGACATTCACGCCTTCAGCCAAAGCTTGCCACACTACGTCTTTGAAGACGCTGATGCTCACAAGGAGGCTATTTACGATCATTTCCATCAAGACGAACACTTCAAGCCAGCCTTGGAAGTGCTCTCCAAGATGAACATGAAAGTTGGTCGGATTGCGAAGGAGTTGATGAACGCTGCCGACTCATCCGACACCGACGCCATCCAGGCCGGAGCGCCGGTGGGGAACCAAGATCTTATGAACGAAACAATCACCGCAGCCGGCAGCAGCGAGGGCGTTAAGAAATCTTGGGACTCACGGAGACGTAAAGAAGTGTTCGATGAAGCAGAAGGAAGAACAAAGATCGCCAACGAGTTTGATTCTAAGCCGAACAATTTCTGGGAAAATACTTTGGCCCATCATACCAGCGCTGAGTCAGCTCACATGGCAGCGGCGGCTTTGGCTGATGACGATAAAGTGGATTCACATCTTAAGCAGGCTTTGCACCATCGCAGGAAGGCAAACGAGATCAGAAGTCATGTGGACTCTGAGCAGAAAAAGGGCGTTCACTGGAGCAAAATCGTGACGAGCCCAACTTCAAGCGTTCACGACAAAGCGAACAAAGACTATCAGGACAGCCACAGCGGAAAAGGGCCGATGGCTTTGCCTTCATACAAATCTTCCGAGGCTAGCTTTGAAGCTGACGTCATCCACTGCCGCTCCCACTCCGCTGCCGGCTCCGTCCTCGCTGCCGACAAGCCGTGGAGCCCGGGCGAGCAAGTCCAATTCATGTGGATGCCTGCTGGCGTTCACACCATCTGCGCAGGCTTCCGCAAAGGCTCCATCCAGCTCACTGTCAACTGCGACCAGAACACCGCCGCAGCGGTCCAAGCCTCTCTCGAAGAGTGGCGCAACGAACGCCCGAAGCAGGAGCCGTTCGGCTGCATCGAGCACAAGGAGCAGGAGGCCAGCTTCCGCGTCGGCGCTTCGTGCGGGTTCCAATGGAACCAAGACGGCGTCTACCTCGCTGCCGAGCCCACCACGCTCGGAGCGCAGAACGTCAACGGCAAGATCCACCGCAGCTGGTCGCCCAGCTTCACGACGGACGCGGACTACTCCAAGGCCACCGAGAAGAACGGCATGCTGTTGTTCCCGGAAGGCGTCCGGGGCAGCCGCTCGAATCCGGCGCAGATCACTGGGGTGGACTTTTGTGTTGGAACGCTGACAAACAAGCCCGCTTTCCATGCAATGAGCCCGGTGAAGGCGAGCGAAGAGACGGTGCAGGCTCCTGCAATGGAAGTGCGCGGCGACGCTGACGAGCCGATCACGCTTGCGGTCATTGCCGCCCGGCACCAGTCCGCGCTCGAAGCTGCCGAGGCCATCGCCGCGTCGCAGGGCGCGGTGGAGAGCAAGCCGACCATGGCGGACCTCGAAGCCAAGTTCAGCACCGAGCCGGTGGCTGGCGAAAGCGCCGAGCAGATCCTGGAGCGGATCTACGCGCGGGCTGGGGTGGTGACGGCAACCGGGACGAGTGATGGTGCTAAGAAAGGGTGGGAGAGCAGATTTTACGTGAAGAAGAAACCAAACGCTTCAAACCCTGCCTTCAGCCAGTTCCATGTCATTGACAAGGACACAGGAGCGATGATTCATTCGGCTTACGACAAGAGAGAAGCTGATTACAGAGCGGGCGAATTGAACGAGCATCACAACAAAGGAACTTTAGGCAGATGATAATTTACGCCCGTGCGGGCGCAAACCGCTGAGGAGGCGGGAAACGGGAAACAACAAACAAACAACAAACGACCAAAATGAAAGCAGTCATTCAGTCAGTCCCGCCGGACTCTAAATTGAAGGTGGGCGCGTCGCTCGAAGTGAGCGGTGCGGAGTGGGATACAATGTCCCAAGCAGGCGTGGTGCTCATCACCGCGTCCGAACATGCCGCCAACCAGCGGGAACAAACCATCAAGGCCAGCACCGCCAACGCTCTCAAGGGCTTGGTGATTCAGGCCGTCAACAAGGCTGTAGAGCGCGGTGCCCTCGTCCCCAAGGGCGAAGGCAAGAACAGCGCCGAGCAGATGACCATCACCGCCACCAAGCAGATCGAGCAAGGCGCGGACGCCGAGTTCGTGCTGGCGCTGATTGACGGGTTGCCCGGCACGCAGCAGCAGCAAGCGCAGCGGATCACCGGCTATACCGCTGACAGCGGCATGCCGTTCAACCGCATTGATGCCGTGGGCGTGTCCATCAAGGACGCCACCAAGGGCTACATCAAGGCGATGGAAGCGCAAGACTCGCTCTGCAAAGCGAACCGTTGGGAAGAAGCGGCCAGTCTTTCGAAGGAAGCCAGCATCATCCTGAGCCGCCATCACATCAAAGCGGAAGACGCTTTGCTGACGGACATGGTTGACGGGGCCACCCGCTTCGACGGTCGCACGGTGCGCGCGGCGACGTTCTCCGACCCCAACTCCCAAGTGGGTGCGTTGGCCGGGGACTTGATCCTCATGCGCAACCTCGGCTTCTTGAAGAACAAGCTGCCGTGGTTGGGCAAGTTGACCACCGACCTGAGCGGCGAGCCCGCGAAGTTCGGCCAAGCAATCCTCACCCGCTACATCACGCCTCCGGGAGTGCTGACCTGGGTGCCGGGCGTCGGCTTCACCTCGGACGCGGCTGCCATCGCGGCGGCTGGTGTGGGCACGACCCAATCGGGCGGAACCACGCAGGCTTCTGGGACGGTCACCAAGAGCGTGCCTTCCACCACGGACAAGTCCATCACCTTGAACAAATTCAAGGCGACAGAAATCGAGTTCCCCGTCAGCTTGCTGTCGGGCTCCATCCGTAACCTGTTCGCCGAGCAATACGGCGCCCAGACCTACGCGCTGGCGGAAAGCATCAACACGGACGTGCTCGCGGGCATGTTCGCGTCATCGTGGAGCGGCGTGAAGTCCAGCTACGTCAAGACGCTGGGCGCTTGGAATCTGAGCGGCATGATTGGCGTCAAGAACGCCATGACGATCGCCAAGATCCCGGACGTGGGCCGGTTTGCCCTCATGCACAGCTTCTACCACGACAAGTTGCTGGAAGACTCCAACCTGCTCTCGGCCAAGGCGATTCTCGCCCTCATCAACAAGGACGTGTCTTCGTTCGAGTCGGGTGAAGTTCCCTCGCTGTTCGGCGTCAAGCCGCTGGAAAGCCAGCTCGCTTCCGCTACCGCTGCTGGTGCGCTCACCACGTGGACGGACGACGCTGATCCGGCCACCACGGCCATCTGGGGATTCGCGGGCAACATGTCCTCGTACATGTTCGTCAGCCGTCCTCCGCAGGACTGGACGACCACGCTGCAGCAGCTGGGCATCCCGTCCACCGCGAGCATCCGCATCGTCACCGAGCCCGACTCGGGCTTGTCCATGATGGTGTTCAGCTTTGCCGACAACGGCAAGATGAGCATCAGCCAGCGCGTCTGCCTCATGTGGGGTCACGCTCAGGGCGATCCTCGCGTCGGCATCCTGCTGAAGAACGCGGCGTAAACCATCTGCTGGCTGCCGGGGCGCGATTGCTCCGGCAGCTGGCAACCAACAATTGAAATAAGGAAACAACTGAAATGAAAACGAAATTCAAATTACTCATCGTCGGCGCTTGCTTGGCCCTGGCCACAATGGCGGCACAGGCCCAGCTCGGCCAGCCCAGCCTGATCATCTCCAGCGGGACGGGCGCGTGGACCAACTACATCGCTCCGAGCACTACGTTCACGACCAATGCAGTCGTTGACTGTACGACCAAGAAGGACGTGTTCCTGCAATGGAAGGCAGAGCTGAACGGCGCAGGCACCACGGCCAACACCTTGACAATCCAAGGCTCAGCTGACGGCAGCAACTGGTTCACCTACGGGCTGCTTCCCATGACTCCTGCTGGCACCACAGCGGTGACGGTGGGCACCAACATGTCGGTTGGCGCACTTCCATACTTGCGGGTGCGCTCGATTGCAAATGCTGCCAACACCGGCAGCATCACGAACTACACCGTCCGTGTGTTCCAGAAATAACGACGGCCATGTCTAAAGCATGGACAGCTCCAGCGGGGGACGATCTTTGGCAGATCGTCTCCCGCTCCATTGTTGAGAAAGTCAACGAGGACGCCGACGGCGGCAAGGCCGAGGGCAACGACTTCAACGAGAACATCGACTCCCGGGCTGACAAGGCGGTGCAATACGCCGTGCAAGAGATCCGGGGCGCCATCGAGTCTGCAGGCCGCTACCCGGTCAGCATCACGCCGGCAGCGGTTCCGCCTGAAGGCTTCCAGTACGCGCTGGCGATCGCGGCCTACCGGCTCTGCATGCCAGTGCCGTCGTTGCTGGCGGTCATCATGGGCGACGGTGGAGCGTTCTCGCCAATGGCCACGCTCTACAAGGAGGCGACGGCGTGGTTGAACGTCCTGCGAGCCGGCGGCAGCTTCACGATGCCGACAGATCCGACCGGGGCAGATTACCTGACGGCGGTGTCGGACAGCAACCCGGCTATCAGCGGAATCAAGTGGGGCGACTCCGTGGCGGACGACACAGAATACGAAGCGGGAATCACCGAGGACGGGGTGGTGGTCAACCGCCAGTCTCAAAACATGAACACCTTGTGAGCAAGCCTGTCACCATCACGTTCAACGACCGCATCGGCCACTGGGACGACGCGGACCAGCAGCCCGACGGAGGCCGGAAGGTTGCCGACTCCAAGCCCGGCGAGGCTTGTTGGATGAAGAACCTAGAGGGCAAGCCATCAGTGTTGGCGTTCTCTTGCCCGTGCGGTTGCCAAGAGATTGTGCACGTTCCGTTGGCGATCAACCACGGCGGCCAAGGTTGGGAATGGAACGGGAGCGAGGACAAGCCGACCACGCGCCCATCAATTTTGCGGACGACCGGCTGCCGCTGGCACGGTTATTTGACCGACGGAATTTTCACGTCATGCTAGTCGAAGATCCAATCAAACAGCAACGCAAGCCGACCTCCGTAGTGGTGGTCGGCACAAGTCATTTTGACCCCAGTGTTCTCAAGGCAGTCCGAGCCGAGCTGCTGGCGCGGCGGATTGAGGCCATCACCGCCGACTGCGGCGACTCTGAGCTCTCGGCCAAGGCGATTGTGATTGACCCGCTCGGACGGGTGCTGATCCTCAAAGACGCCCACAGCGATTGGAACGACATCCCGGGCGGCCACGTCCACAACGGAGAGGACGCCGTCACCGGGCTGGCGCGGGAAGTGCGGGAGGAAACCGGCGTCACCATCGGCGACATCAAGAGCCTGGAGACCATCACGCTCAAGCTCGGGCGCAAGGAGCGGCCCGTGCAGTTCTTCACGGCCAGCGCCTTGACGTTGAACGTCACGCTGTCACACGAGCACGAAGACTTCGAGTGGGCCGACCCGAATGATCTCACCCGGTTCAATCTGGGCGTGCTGCTGGAGCCGCTGCAGCGGGCGCTGGGGATTAAGAAGCTGGAGCCGGTCAAGTCTGAGGACGCCACCCGGCCCAACCACCACGAGGTGGCCCGGGCGATGGCACAGAAGATCTACCAGCACGAGATCGACGACTGGCTCACCCAGCTCAACTCCAAGCTGATGGTGGCGCTGTTCGGCCACAAGGACGGCAAGCACGACGAGGAGTGGATGGGGATTTACTTCCCAATGGAGTCCCTTTGGCCGGTGGTGATGAAGAACGCAGCCTACAAGGCCTACGGCGTTACCGCTGCGACGCTAGGCCACGCCCTGGGCGTCAGCCTCAATCCTAGCCCTGAAGCTATCAAGACGTTCGTCCAAGCCCGTGGCGGCCCCCTCTCGTCGTTTCCTGTAGCCGTTAAGACGAAGCTCGAAGCCTCCCTGAAGCGCGGGGTGGCCAACGGGGAGAGCCCGGAAGCCTTGGCCCGCCGGGCGAACGAGGCTTTTGAAGAGATTTCCAAGGGGCAGGCCACCCGGGTGGCAGCTACCGAAGCGCAGGCGACCTACGGAGTGTCGCAGGCGGAAGCTCTTGAGCTGGCTGGTTACCGGCTCAAGGTGTGGGTCACGGTTGGGGATGAACGGGTCCGGGACAGTCACTTCCTCTGCGAAGAGCAAGGGGCTGTCCCGGTAAAATCTCCCTTCCACAACGGGCTGATGTTCCCCGGCGACCCGAACGGACCACCCGAAGAAGTGATCAACTGCCGGTGCAACCTCGAAGGCGCTGGCGCTGGCGGCCCGGTGTGGGCGTCGGAAGATCAAGGCCATAAGTTCCACGGAAACCAGTGGACCAATCATCATGAGATTCTTTTGACTTCTCACATTGAAGAGCCCTTGCGAGAGTTGTTCAAGAGTGTCAAGCTTGCCCAGCGTAAAATCGAGACAAGCTCAAACGAATCAGGAACCATCTCAAGGAACCTGAATCCACAGCAAGCTGGGGCGGCTACTCGCGCTTACAGGGCTTTTAGAGCGAAATA